CCACGAAACGCTCTATCGCACCAAGGGGGGGCACTGGATCCTGCACGCGTGGTCGCAGCGGCAGGGCTCCGAGGACACCTGGACCGAGATTGACGACGAGGACGCGGCGCGGTGGCTCGCGCGTAATGCGCACGAACTGCACCCGGCATGCGCCGAAGAGTTCGCCGCGCTGGAGGTGATCTAGATGCGCCCCATGATCGAGGCTCTCCTGCACGAGATACGCGTCTTGCTTGAGGTACGCTGGGTGATCGCTGAGGGGCCAGAGAAGAGCACCGAGGCCTTACTCGCGATGCGCGCCCTGTGTGATCTGCGCGACCTCCTCGATCAGGGGCTGAAAATGATGCTCGCAGATTTCGTCAGGGGGGAGGAAATTTCGTGACCTCCTGGACACCAGAGCAATCGCGAGCACTCACCCGAGCGATCGACGAGGGCGCAACGATCGCGTATTGGTGCAGCGATGCGCATGGCTATCCTTGCAATGGAGGCCGGAGCGCAACGCCTGCACGATCGGGGCAAAGACAGGTACTCGACTCACAACTAGAGCCCTGCTCCAAGCGTGCGCTACACGCCACTCTCGAGCCCCATCGTTGGATTGGCTCACGCGTGTGGGTAGTCGCATTGCGTGGTGTGGTGTACAAAGACGATACCAAGCTCGCTGCTCTCGATCGCGAAATCCTCGGCGAGGTGCTACCGCATGAGGCGTGGACACCGAGTGTCGGGGCGCGGCTCGGGCGCAAGGATCTCGAGGGCGCCGATCTGTGCGGCGCCAGACTCGAGAGCGCCAATCTTCGCGGAGCCGACTTCACGCACGCTAACCTTCGCGAGGCCAGTCTCGCTAATGCCGATCTTCGCGGAGCCGACCTCACGAGCGCTAACCTTCGCGATGCCTGTCTCACGAGAGCCGATCTTCGCGACGCCAATCTCACGGATGCCAATCTTGCGAGCACCAACCTCGCATACGCCAATTTCGAGGGTGCACATCTCGCGTACGCTAGTCTCGTAGCTGCAGACCTCGCGCACGCAAATCTTGAGCGCACCAATCTCGAGTACGTCGATTGTCGTAATGTCAATTTTGTGGGCGTCAGCCTCAAGGGCGCCCGTTTCGAGACCAGATGACCAGACCACGATCGATCACCGAGATACTACTGCACGAGCGCTGCCCGCGCGCGTGGTGGTATCGACACGTGCAGCACATCAAGCCACCGCCAACACCAGCCGTGTTGCGCGGCATCGCGATCCATGAGCACCTTGCGAGTCATTACTCCAACGTGCCGATGGACCCGATCAAATACCCCGAGCTGCGCAATGCACTGCGACTGATCTACCCGCCGCGACAAGACGGGCTGTCGATCGAGCGTAAGCTAGAGACTCGGATCCTCGATCAGGTATTTATCGGCTACGCCGACGTCGTCAACGAGGGTACGGAGTACATAGATCAGCTAGGCAAAGTGCAGCTCTCACACGACGTGCCTGAGGTCCTCGACTACAAGACAGGAGCGAGCACGCGCTATTGGAAGTCCGGAGCTGATCTACGTCGCGATTGGCAGCTCCTGCTCTACGCTTATGCCCTGTTTCCAATGCACGATCGTGTCAGGGTCTCGCACGTGTGTCTGCAGACCAAAGAGCCCTACGATGCCTGTAAAGCGTCGGCAATTGTGACCAAGGCCGAGATAGCAACCTGGCGAGAGAGCGAGCTAGAGCCAGCCCTGGTGCGTTTGCTGGCCACCGAGCAGTGCACCGCATTGCAGGACACCCCAGTCAAGCTGAGCGGGTGCTCGGCTTACGGAGGGTGTCCACACGAGAGTTACTGTACCAAGCGCCAATCGGGCGCCGAAATCGCAAGTGACCTCTGGAAAAGTCTCATCCAACGAAAGGAGATCAAATTGGGTTGGAAAGAAGAGCTGGAGAAGCGCAAATCGTCGTCGGTGAAGGAGTTGCAAGCGAAGGCGGACGCGGACGCGAAGGCGCGCGCGGAGGCGTCTGAGGTGGTGGTTTTGCCGACGCCGAGCACCTACTATTTCGATTGCGTCCCCTCCACCCCTGTCGCGTATCTCGACGGTTACGTGCAGCGCATCTGTACCGAGATTGCCAAGCTCGCGGAGCTGCCGGACATCCGCTGCGGGCAGGGGGATCACCCGCTCGCGTTTGGTCGCTGGCGTGGCGCACTCGCAGCTAGCATTCGCGAAAATCCGCCCCCTCAGGGGGATTGGCTGCTGCTCGGGTGCGACCATGAGATCCGCCAGGTCGTCAAGGAGACGCTCAAGAGTTTGGGCCGTTGGGTCGAAGGGGTGTAAGTCATGATCAAGCGCATGGTGCTCCAATTTAGGCTTACGTCGCTCGAATTGGAGCGCCTGCGTGCTTGGGCCGCCAAAGACCAGACCACCATTGCCGAGCAATTGCGGCGAGCAATTGAGGATCGACGACAAGCACGAAAGCGAGACAAGCAAAAATGACCCTCTCCTGGACATCAGAGCAATCGCAAGCACTCACCAAAGCCATCGACGAGGGCGCAACGATCGCGTATTGGTGCAGCGACGCGCATGGGCATCCATGCAATGGAGGATCGCACAAAGAGCCTGCACGAGCGGGGCAACGCACCTTGCTCACTACCGCTACCGACCTCTACCCATGCACTGGCAACGCGCTACACGCCACGCTCGAGCCTCATCGTTGGCGTGGCGCACGCGTATGGGTGGTCGCACTGCGGGGTGTGGTGTACAAAGACGACATCAAGCTCGCGGCCCTCGATCGCGAGATCCTCGGCGAAGTGCTACCGCATGAGGCGTGGACACCGAGCGTGGGAGCGAGGCTCGGACGCACGGACTTGACGAGTGCCAGGCTCGTACGCGCCTATCTCGCAGGTGCAGATCTAGAGGGAGTCCGACTTGCGGCTGCTGATGTCACGTCCGCCAATTTCGAGGGAGCCAACCTCAAGCACGCCAATTGTGCAGGAACCAACCTCAAACACGCCAAGTTGCAGGGCGCCAATCTCGACGAGGCTTATCTCGATCGGGCTAATCTCGAGAGAGCAGATCTTGAGCGAGCCAATCTCAAGTATGCCTATCTCGTAGATGCTAATCTAGCGGGCGCCAATCTAGCGGGCGCCAAGCTGACGGGCGCCAATTTGACGAGTGCGAATTTCGAGGACGCCGACCTAACGAATGCAAATCTCGAAGGCGCTTTTCTCAAAGGTGCGAACCTCAAGGGGGCCAATTTCGAGCGCGCTAATCTCGCGTACGCCAAGCTCGAGCGAGCCAACATCGAGGGTGCCTGCTTCAAAAATGCGAATCTCAAGGGCTTCTACCCCGGCAATCTTGCGAAGGTCTTTATCGCAAGGGGTGACTCATGACCTCCTGGACATCAGAGCAATCGCGAGCACTCACCCGAGCGATCGACGAGGGCGCAACGATCGCATATTGGTGTAGCGACGCGCATGGGTGTCCGTGCAATGGAGGATCGCACAAAGAGCCTGCACGAGCGGGGCAACGCACCTTGCTCACTACTACTACCGGCCTCACGCCCTGCACTCGCAACGCGCTGCACGCCACGCTAGAGCCCCATCGTTGGATCGGCTCACGCGTGTGGGTGGTCGCACTGCGAGGCGAGATATATCGAGACGACATCAAGCTCGCGGCCCTCGATCGTGAGATCCTCGGCGAGGTGCTACCGCATGAGGCGTGGACACCGAGCGTGGGAGCGAGGCTCGGGCGCACGGATCTCGTAGGCGCCAGACTCGAAGGCGCCAGACTTGAGGGCGCCAGACTCGTAGTCGCCAGACTCGCGGGCGCCAACCTCGCGTGTGCAAACCTCAACGGTGCTGATCTCTACGGCGCGGACCTTTGCCACGCTGACCTCCGCGACGCTACTTTTTGCGGCGCTAATCTCGAAGGAGGGATCCTCTGCGGTGCTGACCTCCGTGGTGTCGATTTTTGTGGTGCTAACTTGTACGGTGCTGACCTGCGTGACACAAGCCTCGTGCACGCTGCCTGTCGCGGCGCCAACTTGCGCGCAGCCAATTTTCGCGACGCCGACCTCCGCAACGCTGACTTCCGCGGCGCCAACCTATGCGGCGCTAACTTGTACGGCGCCAACATTTGCGGTGCTGCCTGGCATGGTGCGGACCTTTCGGGCGCCGATCTGTCGGGCACCACAAAGCCATGATCTCGGATAGCACCGAGCTGCGAAGGATCATCGCTCTACCTCGCCGTCAGCTCGATCTTGAGGAATCGTTTGAGCTCAAACAATCTCAGTGCTCGTGCGCAAAAAATCGTCGAGAATGCTTGCGCGCGCTCCACCCGATCCAAGCTACGGCGCTTTCGGAAGCGGCTCGAGAGGGAGGGCTTTTTGCACCGATCGCCGTCGGAGCCGGCAAGACTCTGCTCGGCCTCCTACTCCCACTCGCGCTGCAAGTCGAGCGCACGGTGTATCTCTGCCTCGCTGGACAGGAGGAGCAGATCCGACGCGAGCACGCCTGGGCCGCCGAGCACGTTATGGTCCCTCCGCTTGGTCCGCGAGGGCTCTCGATCGTGAGCTATCACGTGCTCTCGAGACCGGAGTCCACGCGACTGCTTTTCGATCTGCGCCCCGATCTGATCATCGCCGACGAGGCGCACAAGCTCCGTCACCGGTCATCGGTGACAACACGTCGCGTGCTCCTCTATCTCGCGGAGCATGAGCGCACGAAAATGGTGGCGTGGTCGGGCACGCTGACCTCGCGCTCACTCGCGGACTACGCGCACCTCGGGGCGATGACGCTCCGTGATTTAAGCCCCTTCCCCGTCCGCCCCGATGTCGTGTCGGATTGGGCTACGGTGCTTGACGAGGGTGCGTTTGAGGCGCCAGGGATGTTGCAGCAGCTCTGCCGCAAAGGTGAGTCCGTGCGACAAGGCTTTCACCGGCGCATGATCGAAACTCCAGGCGTGGTCTACTCGCAAGAGCGCGCAGAAGCTCTGCCAAGGCTCTCTTTTGAATGGAGAGCACTCAGTATACCCGGCGCTGTTAGCGAGGCCTACGAAGGCGTCTTGCGCTCTTGGGAGCGCCCCGATGGCGAGGAGCTAGTTGACGCCGTCGAGCACTGGCGAGTGCTCAATCAAGTGGCTTGCGGCTACTACTACAGTTGGGATTTTGGTGACGCGGATCCCGAGCTAGTGATTGCTTGGCGAGCGGCTCGCAAAGCGTGGCATCGCGAGCTACGAGAGCTGCTTAAACGCCCGCAGCCGGGTCGTGATTCGCCCGCACTAGTAGAGCGAGCTATCGCACGGGGCGAAGTCGTGAGCGAATCCTGGAGCGTTTGGCGAGCCGTTGCGCTAAAGGTCAATCCGATGACCGTGACGACGTGGATCGACGACTACCTGATCCGTGATGCCAAGCGCTTTGCGGCGGGGCCGCCGGCGATCGTTTGGTATCAGGGGTCGGCGATAGGATCCGAGCTAAGTGACGCGATGCCCGTCTACGATGACCAGGGCGCGCTAATAGACGCGATCGAGACACTCGGACACCAATCCATAGCCCTATCAATCGACGCGTGTGGCACTGGCGTAGATGGCTTGCAGCGCGCGTTTACGCGCCAGCTCGTGGCTACTCCGCTACAGTCTGGAGCAAAGTGGGAGCAACTGATCGGTCGCACGCATCGACACGGACAACGATCATCTGTCACGGTCTACGTCTACGACCGCGACACAAACCAAATCGAGCAAGCGAAAGGAGAGGCAAGGTACATCCAAGAGACGATGGGGATATCGCAAAAACTCCTAACCTGGCAATGAGGCACACAAATGGCAACGTGGCATGAGCATTTCACCAAACTGCAAAGCGCCCCTCCGACGGGCGGCGGCAATTGGATCACGCGTCCCGGAGATTACCTGTTTAGACTAGACGCCCTCGTCAAAGTGGACGGGTATCGAGGCAAATCGGTAGTCGCCAATCTCGTCGTATTGGAGGCATCAGGGCAAGAGCCTGGCATCGAGCCACACGTAGTGGGTACGGCAGTATCTGTCGTGTTTGCTCTCGACAAACTCGTAGCAGCGCTCAACAATCTGCGAGCATTTTTGGAGTCGCTTTGTGGCGAGGACATCAAAAACCTCCCTCCAAACGACTTCATCGAGTTTTGCGAATACGCGACGGGGGATGATCAGCCCTACTCCGGGCACAAGATCGCCGGATCCACCTACCGCAAAAACAGTGCGGTCAAAGGCACTCCTCTACTCCTCGTGCGCTGGTCTCACGTCTCGCAAGCTTAGTACCTCCTTCCCGTCGTCGAGCTAATCGACGACGGCATAGGAGGCACTATGCCATTAGTCGCGTTTGATACCGAGACACACCTCATCACGGACACCGAGCTGGCACCTCCACTGGTGTGCGGATCGGCTGCGTATGAGGATGGGCATACTGAGCTACTCGATCGTGCGGACACGCTCAGACTATTTGATGAGCTGATCCGTGATCCTGAGGTCATTATCGTCGGTGCCAACTTTGCGTTTGACATCTGCGTGCTGATCCGTGCAGGCGCGGACGTCGAGGCGATCCTTGCCGCGTACGAGGATGATCGGATCTGGGACGTGCAGATCGCGCAAGCACTAGACGCGATCTACCACGGGCATCTCGGGCTCAATCCTGACAAGACCCCATTGCGCATGGTAGAAGGCAAAGTCACCAATCGCTACTCGCTGTGGCAGTGCGTGCGCTTGGTACTCGGACGCACTGATGCCAAAGATAACAACGAGTGGCACTCGCGCTATGCCGAGTTAGAGGGCAAACCCATCGCTCATTGGCCCCCAGCGGCAAAACAGTACCCACAAGATGACGCGCACAACACACTCGAAGTGGCGCTCCGCCAGCTTGAGACGCACCAAAATCTCGAGGATGTGGGCCTACAATGCCGCGCCGCTCTTGCCGCCAGGCTGGGGGCAATGATCGGGCTGTGCGTGGATACTGATGCCGTCACGACGGTGGAGAGTAGAGAGAGCGCTCGCATGCAAGGACTCCTTGCAGAGCTACAACAATGCAAGCTCCTAAGACCAGACGGCAGCAAAAACACCAAGGCCATCAAGAGAGCACTACTCGTCTCCGAGGATTGTGACGAGTGCTACGACTGCTCCGGTACAGGGATTGGCGAGTGCTACGACCGGACTGGCGTGATCAACAAAAAAAGTTGTAGGAAATGCGACGGGATTGGCTATACCCCTAACCAAAGCACCAAACGTACTGACGGCGACAACATCTCAACCGATAGAGAGACGCTCACTAGCTCGCAATCCCCCCAGCTCCACAAGCTGGCCAGGCTGGGCGAGACGGAAAAGCTCCTCAAAACCTATATCCCCTGGCTCCGAAAGACCCCGACGATCCATCCTAATCCTAACGTGTTACTCGAGTCCGGGCGCATGAGCTACTCGGGTCTAGTGCAGCAGCTGCCACGACGCGGAGGGGTACGAGAGTGTTTGGTACCATCGCCTGGCAATGTACTGATCACGGCTGACTACAGCCAGTTGGAGCTACTTTGTTGGGCCCAGGTGTGTCTATGGCTCGGACTCAAGTCAGCAATGGCTGACGCTCTGCTGTCAGGTCGTGATCTACACACGGAGTTAGCATCCACGCTCGTACAGTTGCCATACGAGGATTTGCTCAGGCTGGTCAAGGACAAAGAGCCGCAAGCGCTAGAGCTGCGCCAGAAGGCCAAGGCCTGCAATTTCGGCTTTCCGGGGGGTATGGGGCCAGTCCGATTTGTCGTGGCTCAGCGGGCCGCAGGGCTCGTCCTGTGCTCTGGTGAGCACGACGAGTGTGACCTCGATCCACGCATTGGCGTGTGCAGACACTGTCACGAGATTGCCGTCAGGCTGCGGCGCGCGTGGTTCGAGCGCTGGCTTGAGGCAGTTGATTACTTCGATCGCGTCCAAGCAATGATCGAGCTCCCGGGACACGAGGGGAGGATCGGGCAACTGCTCGGACCGGACAAGGTCCATCGTATCCGTGGGGGAGTGTCATTTACCCAGGCCTGCAACACGCTCTTCCAGGGGCTCGCAGCCGACGGCGCCAAACACGCATTCTGGCGTCTCACGGCGGCCTATGGCCGCGGCAAACTAGCCGCGTGCCCGATTGCATTCGTCCACGACGAAGTCGTGCTACAAGGTCAGCCAGAAGCCTTGGAGGGGGTACGAGCGATAATGATCGAGGCAATGGGGGATTACCTGCCGGACTTGCGTCCGGCGATCAAAGTGGAGGTAAAATCAATGGACAGGTGGCGCAAATGAGCGGCGGAAATCTGACCCTGAGTATTGGCGCTCTACCAAGGCGCGGGCTCGTCGTCTTAGAGCTGACGATCGACGACGAGAGCCCTAAAGCAATCGAGATACCGGCCGAGGAAGCGGAGCAATTAGCGACCACCGTACTCGCAGCCGCCAGACTCGAAAGCCTACCGGCAGCGGAGCAATTAGCGACCACCATACTCGCAGCCGCCAGGCTCTCCCGGACGACTACGACGATCTGTGGTGCAGCAAGCATCGATCGCCTGCTGGAGCTACTCCGTGACGCCTGCGTGGCAAGATGAGTGAAGAGGTATTGGCCGCTTTTGCTATCGCTCTATGGTGTCAGACCATAGCCAACACACACTACACAACAACCATAAGAGTGTCGGCAGGTGTCTGTAGAGTGTACGTTCAAATCGAGGACGTGTTGCTGCTGCTGCTGACCGTCCCCGAAGCTGTAGCGTTGGCGGAGTACCTGGTACGAGTAGCAGCGGAGGTTAATCAATCGTGATTTGGTATCATTGCTTTGCGTGCGGCAATGGCTGGGAGTCTGCAGGAGGTTGCCCACAATGCAACGCCGTGCAGGAGATTGCATTGTGGTGCATTGCTTTGACGTGGTGGTATCAGTGGAGGTTGAGGCTATGAGTGCAGCTGGAAGAGGGCCTCGCTTGGGAGGAGAGTCTGATTATTACGCGTACGCGACGCCTGCGTGGTGCACGCGGTTGTTGCTCGACAGGATCAATCTCCGCCGAGGGACGGACGTTCTCGATCCGTGTGCTGGGGGAGGGGCTATCCTCAGCGAGATTGGGACGGGGCCAACGAAGTACGCGATCGAGATCAGATCCGAGTGCAGCGAGGACCTGCTAAAGCACGCCAGCGGAGTCTTGATCGCGGACTACCTCACCGACCCGCGTTGCGAGGATTTGTGGATGGATTGGATCATCACTAATCCGCCATACAGGCTGGCCGCCGAGTTTGTGCGCAGATCGATGGCCGTAGCCACTGGCGGTATCGCCATGCTGCTGCGGCTAAACTTCCTCGGGTCCTCACGAGGTCGTGCAGACCTCTTCTGTTCCCCCGATTGGGGCATGCCCGCGGTCTACGTCCTCGAACGGCGCCCGTCGTTTGTGGGCGGTCGTACTGACGCATGCGAGTATGCTTGGTTTGTCTGGTACGGGGTGCAATATGCCGATGTTCGAGGCAGAGTAGAGGTGTTGCGGTGATGCGTACACTCTTAGCAGTGGACCCTGGGCTCAGCTGCTCTGGTGTGGCTGTCTTTGATGCCCTGGATCATAGTCTCCAAAGAGCTGCGCCAATCACAGCCCTGGGGCGCGACCGTCTACAGATCCCGCAACGTTGTCTGATGATGGCTGCAGCGATCAGAGCGTATGGCGACACTCCAGACTACCTAGTGTGCGAGTGGCCGCAGATATACACGTCAGGCAAGGGTAAGGGGGACCCAAACGATCTAATACCATTGGCTGTGATCTGCGGGATGCTCGCGGCGCAATACCCGAGCGCGAGTGTCTACACCTACGCCCCCCGTGAGTGGAAAGGGCAAGTGCCAAAACGCGTGATGGTTACGAGGGTTTTGGGGAGGCTCAGCGACGAGGAGCTGGCATTGTTGACGACGTCAGATCACAATGCGATCGACGCTATAGGCATCGGGCTGTGGCACTTAGGCAGGCTCTAGCCCGCGGCGTGATCGACGTGTGCGACCGAAAGCCCAAACTGCGCGTATGGCAGCCCGGCAATCGCGGCGACCATCAGATAGCCACCGTCGGGCGTGACCGACTGCACCTCGATCGGACCGGAGCAGTCTACGCTGTAGCGATACCGACTGATCCACCGCTCGCGTACCGTGACCAGGTCGCCTGCACGAAAGCTCTTGCCTCGCGTGCGAAGCGGTGCTGGCTTGATGTCGTCGCTCAAATCGACGAGTCCCTGGCGCAGCGCCTGGAGGTCGGTCAGGTGGCCCTCGAACAGCCCGTACGCGTCGCTGAGGAAGCGCGTCAGATAGCGCTGCGTGCTCGCCGTACGCTTGCTGTACTCGTCGATCACGCGGAGTGCGTGACCCCTCGGAGTAAGCTCCGCAAGAGCTGTCTTGCGCGCCTCCGCGCGCCGCTCCTTTTCGGCGGGGTCAAGCTTGGGCTTACCGCCTCGCCGCTTGGGAGCAACCTGCGGCGCGGGAGTGGGAGCGGGTTGCTGAGCGCGCTTGTTGGCGATCATGCTGGCGATCTTCGACATCGTGATCTCTCCTGTCTACGACTCGAGATTGAGTCGTGATCCACGATGCTGATCTCAGACCACGTTGTCAAGCGAAAAGATCACTCGATAAAATCGAGTAGGCAGAGCACGTTTGCTCCGCCCGATCCACCGACCGAGCCTGTCCCGTGATCGTCATAGACAACGTAGTAAGCGTCGCTGGCGGAGTGGGCTACTGCGAGAGACGTCGTGACCGCAAACGCGGCAATGTCGGTGATCTCTAGCTGAGCTGCGAGAGACACCGTCCCGAGTCCCCATATACCTGATGCAGGCGTCCAGGTGGCATTGCCGGCGGGCACTCGGTAGACACTAGCTCGGATTTTTTTGCCACTCCCAATCCCTCCCGTACCAGTGGTGACCACCCAAAGCCGCACGGCTTTGAGCGTGCCCGCGCGCGGTCGGAAAAGCAGCTGCTGGAACGTAGGAGGGATCACGCCAGCGAACAGCGCGCCCCACTGCCCGATCTGGGATCCCGAGCCGGGGAAAGCTTGCAAACTATTGACCTCGCTCTGGCGATACAGACCAGAGCCAGCGTCGAAGGATCCGACTACGCTACCATTACCGCCGATCGAAAGTGTCAAACCATTGAGATTATTTGTCGCCGTGACGCCTGCTCCAAACACCCCTCCCACTGCCGTGATCGAGCTGTCCCCGGTGATTGTACCGGTTACCTCGAGATTGTGACCTCCGTCGATCTTGACGAGTGTCCCGGTGACCGCTTTGATCGAATTCGCGAAAAGCGTCGTCGCTGCGCTCACGATACCCGCAAGGACAGTCACCCCAGTCGTGATGCCCGCAGAGTTGGCCTCGAGCAGTGTGTTCCAATTGGCGCTAGTCGGTAGCGCGTAGGAGTCGTTCCACGGCGCGTTTTGTGTCGCTAGCTGATACGCAATACGTACCCCGGCATCTCCGGCGCTAAAGCGCACCATGAGCGCTGGCTTGTTGCTTACGCTCTTTTGCCAATGCGCACCATCCCACGTGGCGTTGTCGGTGATCTCAAGATCGAGCAACGTGTTGTCGGTGCCATTCCACGCGCTCCAGACGTACAGGTAGCCGCCTGAGAGGGTGTTATAGAAGCGGAATAGCAGCGTGCGGGGCGTGATCGAAAGGGGGGCCACAAAGCCGCGTACGCGCTCTAGCAGCGCATGCGCGGTGGTATCGATGATGTCTGCGCCAGTCCAAAGACCACCATTGATCGAGTCATCGAAGTAGCGAGACCAGTCGCTGACCCGTTTCCAGAACCAGTTGACCCACTGGGCGGGCACCTGAAAGAGCGGGGCGAACCCAGCAGCCTTTTGCGTGTTGCTGGGCTCTACCACAGTCGTAGCTCCCTCGGGGGGAGCCCAGTCGGTGTAATCGGTGATCCGGTTGTGCGAGAGGGGCATGGCTACGCATTGACCTCGGCGGCCAACACACCGCCACCAGAGAGTGGATTATTGACGTCACTAAGACCGAGCGTCGTGCTAGCGACGAGACTGGTGTCTGAGAGCGTGTAGAGCGTGTTGCCCGGCGCTGGCCAAAAGTAGTACCAGGCTTTGACCCCTGCGGCTCGTGCGCGCTTGAGGATGATCCGGTAGGAGTAGCCGGTCAGCACACTCAAAATCGGCGACGTCCAGTAGTAGCGAAAGCCTGCAGGATCCAGTGGCAGGTCCTGTATCTGCGCATTGTTACCAAGCGCGAGCGTGCAAAAGATCGAGTAGATCTCCTCGACGGTACCGTTACTACGAAGCGTGAGGAGCTGCGCCGCGATCGCGGTCGCGTACACAATGTCGGGCCTGCTATTACGATAGATGCCTAGGACGGCTCCTAACAGGTCTAGCTGAGCATTAGCAGGTGCTCCTACCCAACCACGCAACATCGTGTCCAGGAGGGCGCTGGACGCGATTTGGAGGTGTTGTAGACCCGGACGCTGCAATGCTCGGATCAAAGGGTTGGCGACCTCGCGGAATTGCTGTAGCAGTCGCGAGATCCCAGTCTGCTCGGACGTCAGTGGAGCTGATGGGGATCCGCCAGTTGGGGCACCTGCGGTCCAGCCAGTGCCTGGTCCGAGTGCGCCGCCAGCTCCCCAACCTCCGGCGCCCCAACCTAAACCGGGCACAAGACACCGTCGTAAAAAGCCGTCACAACTTGCGCCCGCAAAAGAGCGTGCGGGAGTCGGATCAATACCGGACGCTCAGCCGCCTGCAAGAGCAGCGCAAGATCGTCGTTGGCTACCGTGACCTCCATACCCACTGCGGCCTCCGTGAGCGCTGCTAGGGCCATTGCTGAGCGCAATGCAGGTAGAGTCGCTGCGAAGAGGTCGTGAGCAAGCAACTGCATCACGTACGCGCGAAACTCATAATCCACTGGCTCGCCGTTAACGAGCCAATCAACGCCACCAATTGGCTCCTTGAGCCGGACAGGAGCAGGGATAGTGATCGTACGCGTACCTGGCATTAGCTTGCACTCACAAGCCCGTAGGCGTTGAGGTCCAATAGGAGCTGACCGAGCACTTGGCCGACGGCAGTGAGAGTCACGATTGCAGGCAGGCTGCGCGCTCCACTATTGCCGTTGGTGGTATAGGCCGCCGGTTTGGCGGCGGCAGCGGAGCCCAAAAATCCGAGCTTGCCACCGCTCACGCCGAGCGTGACGCCATTGACCGGATCAAGACGTGCTACCTCGACGAGCGTGCCCGCGCTAGCGGCTGTAAAGAGGTGATAACCGCTCTCAGCTCCGGCAGTCACCGCGGAAAGCACACCCGAGTGCTGTGCAGCACTGATAAGCGCAGCGGCGGAGTTTTTAGTCTGAAAGAGGAGACCAGTGCCAATGCCTGCAACTGCACCACCGCTCGCATTGTGCTGGAGCGTGAGTGGTACGCTGATACCTCCGCTCGTGCCGTCTCCAACATAGATGGTGCTGGGCGCGTTCAGAATCGCCCCAAAAACGCCCGTGATCGCGGCTTGGGCAACCACACCCCCCGCAGAAATGCGGAGCGCTCCGCTCAACGTGAGCGTGTTATCTGTGTCATTGATGCCGATGTAGCCAATTCGAAATCCCGATCGCTCGAACGCGATCATCGGATAGGTGTCCGTCGTCACGTTGGTGCGATTGAGGACCAGCTCGCTCGGCCCCGCGCTTGATGCCGGCTGATCAATCTCGAGTAGCCCGGCTGGCTCCGTGGTGCCTGTACCGATGCCGATTTTGCCCATGCCCCATGCGTAAAGCGCATCAGCAAGTACACCGCTACCATTGAGAGCGCGTATACGCGCGTAGGACTTCTCCGCGCCCCCGGTGGCTACTGAGAGAGCACCTGCATATTCGGTGACGTTGACGAGGCTCCCAGCCGCATTGGGGGCCTGCCAAAGCGACCCTGCTCCAATGCCGGGGGCAGCAGTACCACTCGAGAGCTTGTGCTGCTGCGTGATCACGTCAGTGATCGCCGCAGTCGCGGTATCGGTGACCGCAAAAGTCTGCGCTCCAAGCGTGGCTGCGAGCGTGACGTCGGTACGCGCGGCTCCGGCATTGTCTGCCGCGAGTAGCCCAGCGCCAAAATTGAGCACCGTGCGCGCAGTGAGTGCAACGCCCTGGTTATCGACTGTGTTGTAGCCAGAGCTAGCGACCAGGCCATTGATCGAGGCAACGATCGCGTCGAAGTTGGGGCGGTTTCCAAAGGCGTTGGTGCCCGCGAAATCCGTCGAAAACTGGTCCGAGTCAAAGGCGGGTGACACGAAGCCGTTGGGGCCGTTGACTCGAAAGACTTTGCGAGAGATTAGTGAGCCATTGAGAGTCAGGCGGAGCAAGTAGTCTCCGACGACGTCGGGTGTAAACGAGCAGCTCGCTCCCGAGCCAAGCGAGCCAGTGCCGCGGGGCACCGACGACGTTGCAGGCACGTCCTCAAGCGACCACACGCGTGAGGCAATCACGACACCGATCGTGGTGTCGGTAGCGGTGACTGCCTGCCCCCCGACGAGATTAGCAGCCATTGCATGGCCGTCGGCACCGCTAATCGAGTTATAGACGTACTGGTATTTGGCGGCCATGGCTCACCCTAAGGTTGCTTGTAGACGACGGTGACAGAGATGTTGCTCGACGAAAACGAGGCGATCTGGCGCAGGTTAATCGGGACGGTAATGCCCGGCGAAAATGGTGTGATTGGCACCGTGTCGAGTGCGATTACAGTAGCCAGCAGACCGGGCAAACCAGCCTCGAAGATCGCAGCACTGATCGCAGTCGGCTCAACGTCGTAGTCGATACGGAGTGTCTGTCCAAACGCCAAGATCGCCGCAGCAGCGATCAACGCCCCGCCGTCTGGGAATTGCGTCTCATTGACGTAGAGCGTGGCCCCAATATAGATCGGGACCGCAACCGGCGAAGTATACTCAATAGAATGCACACCCCCCTGCGTGTCAGCCACAGACACCGTGTTGAGGCCGTTGGTCTTGATGCCGGCGGCTACGGTGGAGAGCAGCGCTTGGCCGATCTGCAGAGGTGTGTATGCCCCCAGTGCGACTGCCTCTACGCTATGCGGCGGGAGACCATCCACGCTAGTCGTGCTCTCGACATTTTCGATCACGATCGCCTCTTGCACGAGCGTGAGAGCACTCACAGCCGCGTAAACGGCATCCAGAGCCGCTTTGCTAAGTCCGTGCAGCTCGCTGTAGCGACGCACGCGTAACGCACTGTCGGACTCGATCGCGGTGCCTGTGAGGGCCGCAAGAGGGTTGCCAACCCCCTGCCAGCCCACGACAGGTGTGGCGATATTGGAGAGACCCCAAGCGGCCTCGAGCTGGGGCCCTGCAATGACGGCATTGGCCGTGATCCCTAGCGCGATCGCGGTGCCTAACCCCACGAAGACCCACGTCACTGATCCGTCTTGGATCGTCGCCGGAAATGGGGTAGATGCTCCGGGGCCGAGCAATCCGCTGACACCTGCGACGAGACAGTAATAGGTCTTGCTCGAGTTAGTGATCACGTCGCCGACGTTGTACGCGTGACCGATTTGCCAGAGTGGGGCCGAGTTTAGGATCGCAGCAATGGCCGTGGCAAACTGGACGCCTACGCCGTCCTGTACCAGGGATCCTAGTGGTATGGTTGTCAGGGCATTGCCCGTCAAAATCAACGTAGCCTGGCTCGGCGTAGGCGCTTTGCGGTACGTCCCTGTCACCTGGCCAAGAGCGGTGAGCTGATCTCCTGTACTCTGACGAGGATCGAAGGCGGCGTAAACACTCTGAGCGAGCTGCCAGATATCGTCGAGCGCGCCTGCCAGGATGCCGATGGTTTGTCCGAAAACACTCCGGGGATCAGTCTGTACGGACTGACCAAAAACGAGCTGGAAACGCGTGTTGAGATCCGCGGTAATCTCGGCGACCGAAGGTCGCACAAAACCTTGTGACTCGACGCCCCATTGGACGGTCATTGCACGGACCTCCCGAGTGTCCCTGTGATCACGTCGCCGGTAACGGCAGTAGCCGCAAAAGTCAGTGCCACCTGGCGCGTGGATCGCTGATACCCTAACGTGACGCGGTCAATTGTCGCGACACCGGGGGTGGTGAGCACGGCATCTCGCAGACGATTACGCATGTTGTCGAGTCTCGCTTGCGACGTCGATGCTTTGACCCCAACGGGTTGCCCCGCGCCCGTCATGTTGATGACGTCGATAAACCCGATCGTATCGTCGAGATACCACTCGCCAAGGATTGTCAAGAGTCTGATCTTGATCGACTGCGCAATCTCCTGAGCTAGGGTTGCGATCACAAGATCACCGCCGACAAGGGCGAGGTCGTGCGCTGGCTGAGCGAGCAGGATATCCATCAGCTCACCTTGACTTGCGCGCTAGCGAGGATCGGTACCGATGGCGGGGGGCTCAGCGGGGGACCGGCGGAGCCACCCGAAACCGGTAGCACCAAGCCGGCGAGCCAGTCGTGCACTGACTGGAGATAGGTTTGCACCACGTCTCCCAAGGCCACTGTGTGAGGTGGACCCAAGAGCCCCAATTCAATCCGATCGCTAGCCACAAGTATTTGCAATGCGACACTGCCGGCCCTCTTTGATCGCAATGCGAGGCCATCTGTCGGGGGCAGTGGCCGCGGGTGCGCTCCATCAGTGATCCCCACGTATGCGATAGCATCGCTAAGTTGCCCACGGCGCTGCTCGATCGCAGGGGACTCGTTACCTGTCGCGAGCCAGTCGTCGAGTGACTGCTGACTCCACACCAGCAGGCATTTAGTTTGCCCGCCAACGATCGGGAACACGAGATCAAAATCGTCGGTGCCAGGGAAGAGAACGGGGACGTTATAGATCAGCGGCTGACTCTCGCTGAGTAGCGTATCCGTCTCGTCAAAGCGGAGCTTTTGGATCTGCGGCTGCACTGTCGCAAGCTGTGTCTGTGGGTCATATGCAGTGACCAGCCCAGGGCACGCGGTATTGAGATCACTGAGTCTCGAGTCCACGACATCTTGGATCGATTGCCGCAGATCGTAGATGCTCACTTTGCACCCGCCAATGCCTGTACCTCCCTCGACGTGTACCAGGGCCCTCCCCACGTATCACCCTCGTGCTCTAGATCGCGCACGCGGAATTGACCGGAGTGAGATGCGCTTTGCAGGGAGACAACACACCCGGGTCGTGACAGCGGATCGAGTAGCGTCTTGAGCTTGAGCAGTTGTGGCTTACCGTACTGCGGCGGGCTGGCGTACTCCGGAGATCCAATCAAACCACTCGTCGAGTCGAGCTGAAATACCTCGCCTGTCGTCCCCCCTTTTTTGATAACGACCACCTCATCATCGACGACAAAGTGCTCTAGCCCTAGTTGTTTGAGGACGAAGCGCGCTTCCTCGGCAACGCGCCCCTGCGAAGAATACCCGTTGCGAAAAACACGCCCCTTAGCAGCGGATTGGAGCGTCGCTTGGGACTGTCCGCTGAGTCGGCCTAGCGTACCGAGCAACTGCTGAGCCACGGCCGCGTAGGGTGTGTTTGCCGGCAGCCCAATTGCGGCATTGCCGTACAAAAACGCCCTACCACCGTCTCCCCCCTCCATCTTTGTGATCCAGTCAGGGCCCTCGCGACGATGGTTGACTTGACGCGACCATAGCACTCCGACTTGCTTGAGGTCGCTCCCATAGCCGGCCGAGATGATCACGCGGAGGTTTTGTCCCTGCAGCGCTTTGCGCGAGTCTGGGCTCAGGTTGTAGACGATCACTTCTCCAACGTTCGGCGTCCACACGATCGTCTTGCGAAACTTGAACTTGACGCGCAAGTCGTTGCGTGTCTCGTTGATCACGAGGGCTGTACCGAGGGTGCTCTTGACGTCTTTGGGATTGGGGTATGAGACGACGATTTGACATCGGCGATCAAACTGCGGAGCCCCAGTGATCTGAGCGCCCGTTGGCGAGACGACAACCTTACCAAACGAGGGGGAGACGGTCATGCGGCGGCCCGATAGAGCAGCGCGATCTGCTCCAAATCAGATTGCTGTAGCGCGAGCGGAGTCGGCAGCGTTGCGAAGAGTCTGCCCGGCCATGGGGCCGAGCCCGCCGCAAGCGGGAACCCGATCACAATACGCTGTGCACCGACGAGCAATTGCGTCTCAGTGATATCGTAGACGTACAGATACCAATAGCCGTCGCGAGGGCTCCATTGGAAGCGAAGCGAGTAGGTGACGTCGTCCAAACTCGCTTGGATCGAGTAGTTGGGAACGTCGCTGAAGGTCGGTATCTGCTGTAGCACGGCTAAGGCACAGCTCCTGTAGCGGCATCGAAGCCCTTACTGATTAGCGATTCGTCGGGAGCAGGGATGCTAAAGCCCGACTGCTGGAATCCGCGCTTGACGGGCGCAGCTTGCCTCAGTTGCACAGGGGTCTTTTTCGTCGATACGGTGTTGTACTCTTTCCACTCGCTCTGGAAGTGGATCACGCCGCCATACTTGCTCGATCGGGGGAGCTTGAGGACCTTGAGCAGCATCGCCGCATACGTCCTATACGGCGTCACAATCGCCACGGGGACAGGTGCTTGCTTGAGTCCGATCAAGTAATCGCGAGCGGCCTCAGCGCTTCCTGGTGTGCTTGGGCCCATCGCAGCAAAGTCACTGCCGGATAGGCTCGGTTGCTCAAGATTTGGACCGAGCTTGAAGTTGCCAAGGAGGCCCTCAATCGATATCTCCTCGAGTCTGGCTCGAGCGTGATCACTGACATTGGCCCCAGCCTCCACAGGATGCTCGGTGATATCGACGGTAAATGTCGGCGTATCGGTGAGCGTAGCATCCACGTAGATCTTGCCGATCTGCACGTAGCGCGGTTGGAGTGGAGCGCCGGTTTGCCCACGCACGGCAAATTGCTGCGGCGTGAGCACGAAGGGTCCCCCGACCTCGCCGAGCGAAAATCCGAGAGACACGCCTATGTTGATGACGCTCACTGACTCGTCCAACCGTGCGAGGGATCCTGGAGATGCACTAGCTCCTTTTGCAGCGCCTCACCAAAGATCACGGCAGCTTGCTGTGCCGCCGTCTTGCTGAGCTGACCCGCGACTATGCCGGCGACAGTCTGTAATTGGGACGCATTGATCTTGACCTGCGTCGGGTATGCTTCAGGGTTTTGCTCGGGGCCATAGAGAGGACGCTCACCTGTCCCGAAGCGTATCGATTCTCGAGACGTACGCACACGAGCCGCCTCTACCCTCGCCTCTTCAGCATCCTCCAACTGCTGCTGGATGTCGCCTTGACCAAAACCAAGCTTGTGAGCGATCTGCTCAGGACCACGTAGGAGCGTCCCCAAGGTCGCTGGAATGGCTTTGGCAATGTTTACTATCTCGTCCTTGACATGCTGGAAAAGCGCGTCAAAGAGGCGTGTAACCGCTTCTATGCCCGCCTCCCACGCCTTGACAAAATCGCCGGTCACAAGAGCCTTGAGCGCGGTCATAAATGCTTGTGTTGATGATCCCCCCTGCTGTGCCCCCTCATCGACGGAGGACCACCAATTTTTGATCGCGGCTTCGGCTCGGCCGATCAAAGAGATGCCACCCCTCTGGTACACGAGGAAGTCCTCGAAGACGAGTAGCAATGCGAGCACGATCGAAGTGACTGGCGCAAACGCGGCCATAAGCGCAATACCAAGCGCTATGGCCACGGTTTCGAGTCCGCCCACGTACTGAGCCAGGTAGCTGATTGCGTTGCCCAGCGTGCCCAATACGTGCGCTAGCGCGGCGGCACCTTCAGCCAACCAACCGAAGAGGGGCGCCATCCGATAGAGGAGCTTGAGCAACTGCAGCAAAAACGGCTGCGCTTTTTTGAGCGACTCGAACGCGCTGCGCAAGAAGTCTGTACCACCACGCCCTTCAGCTTTTGCCCACTCCACAAACTCGCGGAGCGTGTTGTGTAGGATCTCAAGTACAGGACCGGCAATGGCGTTTTTGAGACCCTGCCACACGAGTGTCGCGCGCGAAAGCTCGACGCGAAACCCTTTGGCCGCATTGATATCGGTGCTTGATAGCTCGGCACCAAACTCTCTAACCTCGGCACGTGCAGCCGCGATGCCTCCCGGCAGATCACGGTAGTACGTGTACAGCTCATGGATGCCGCCACCGAGTGCCTTGAGACGACCCATCAAGATGATCGGGTCGCCCTTGAATTTCGCCGCGCGTTGCAGCACCTCGTCGAGGATTTTGGCGGGCTCCTTGAATCGGCCGAACGCCTCGCGAATGCTAACACCCATGCGGCCGAACGCCATTACAGCCTCAGCCGAACCAAGCGTAGTCGCATACATCTTGTCGGCGAGACCGCTCAGTATGCCTTGGAGCTGCCCTGCTCCAACGCCTGCACGCCCCGCCGAGTGCTCCCAGCCTTGCAGTTGCTGCGCTGTGGACAGCAGCAAAGGCGCGACGCGATCAAGACGAGTAGCCAGCTCGGTAAACTCGGTGACAATGTCTCGGACTACGCTAACCCCTTTCTCAAGCGCGTAGAGCGAGACGCCCACGGCAGCGATTTGCTTGAGACTGCCTAACGTCTCTTGTGCGCCACCAAGGAGCCCTTGGTCTCCGACGGTAGCTGCTTTTTTCTTAACATCCTCCAAGGCCTTCTGGGCTTTGGAGAACGAGCCCCCATCAAGCGCAATGCCGAGCTTGGCGAACAGCTCCCTGACGATCATCAGGACCCCTTGCGGGCTTGCTCGAGCGCACGATCCTCAGCATCAGCGAGGGCCGAGCAAGCGTCCAAGAGATCACAGATATCGTCGAGCGTATACACGTTGCGCAGCTCCCAAAGGGTGGCCCGACGCTCCGCAACGAGCCTTAACGCGAGCCACCGCCAATCGAGGTGCTCAATGCCCTCGACACGTGCTACTTGACCTCTTCGAGCGCGGGCATTGCGCCGAGTCCATCGAAAAAACCGTCATAGGTCACCTGTACCGCCTCCCACAACGCCCGGAGCATGATCGCAGGAGACACGTGCCCAGCTTTGTGCGCGCGAAGGATCAGCTCACCGTCGAAGGTAGTCTTTTCGAGTAGCGTGGTTTGGAGCAGTTGTAGCTCGCCCTTTTCGAGCTGCGATCCCGCCGCGAGCAACACGGATCCGAGGTGAGACATCGTCAGCTCCTCGTCAGACCCGCTCTTACCAAGCGCCCCGAGCCCTGCACCTGCAATACGCAGGATAATATGCAGCACACCAGTAGCCTGCTCGCCCCAGCATGGCTGGATGCTGATGGCATGCCCGCCAATCACACGCTCAACGGTCATCAGACGTTACTCCCCACGTAGTCCTGTAGATTCTCGACGAGGATCGACCACTCACGTTCGGTGACCTCTTTGGCGTACTCAGCAGTCGCGAACTTTTGGATCCTCGCATTGGCCCCAAAATGCACGGACGTGCCGCGATTGTCGTCGATTGACACAGGACCAATACCTGCCCCAGACGCCTCGTCAAGGATCATGGTCTGCGACATAAAGTCGTTGTCCGCATGACCCTGGATGAGCTTGAGCGTGATCTTGCCACTACGGTTGAGGTTCTGCGCCCATACCGCGTCGCCGCCAGCGCCGACGGTGAGCATGTTGCTCTCCTCTTGGCGCTCGACGGTAATAAAGCTCCCAGGAGCGTACCCAGTGATTCGACGGCCCAGGAAAGCGAGGATGATCTGATCTGGTCTGTACGTCGCGGCCATGGGCGCTCCTTAGGCGCTAAGCGCGCCATTGACGGCGATCTTGTGGATTGCACCGCTCAGCGTCGCGGCAAACTTGATACCGTTGAGGATGCGGGCTGCTTTGTCTGCGGCTACGACCGAGCTGATCTTGGGAATGGTGACTTGCGGGACAGGATCGGATGCAATGCCCGGATTGGTGCGCGGGTCAAGCAGTGCACGCACCTCATTGGCCAGCGCATTGATGCCGCCTTGGTCGTACGAGATCTTGCCCGGCGACACGCCAGCCGCCAAAAAGCGATTGAAGAGATTTTGCTGCAACGTGACGGCGAAGTTGTCGCGCATGCGAATCTGATCGATATACAGTCCGCTAGCGACGGTGCCGAACGCCGTGATCGCAGCCCCGCCAACCTTGTAGTAGATGTTGGCGTTGCGCGCGAGCAAGTTGGCTTCGAGAGTCGCCTGCTCGTCGAAGATCGAGCCAACGACTCCCGTAAGCTGCGCGCCGAACCAAGTCTCGGTGCCCGGGGAAAACACGAGTCGCTTGCCGACCCATGCCGCGTCGGCGAACGCTGACGGGTCCTCGGAGTAGAGCCCTGCCGTGCGATTGTACGCAGCCGCTTGGAGCGCAGCGAGGTAGTCAGTGGCGCCTGCCAACACGGTGGTTTCGGATGCCGTGTCATTGGTGGCCTGGATCAGGAGCTTGGTGCGCGCCTTGCCGCATACCGATTGCGCGA